GGTGGCGGGGGCGGTCCGATTGAACTCGGCCTGCCACTGATAGTTGTCATCACTGAACGCACCCTCGCCTACCCCCATGCTTTTGATGCTCTTTCGTGTGACGCCCACCACGGGGCGCTCCGCGCCAGCCGCCTTGTCGATGGCCTTTGACACATCGGCCGACTTAGGAAACCCGGTTCCATAGAGCCATTGGAGCACGTCCCGCATCTCGAAGCCGGCGAGTCGCAGCGCCATGCCCATCAGGTCTTGCGTGCGCGAGCCCGCGAAAACTAGCGCGTGGCCACCGGGTTTGAGCACCCGCAGGACTTCGCGCCATACCTCTGGACCAGGCACCCAGGCGTCCCACGACCGGCCCATGAACCCGCGCTTGCTCGGCCGGTACTCCTCGCCCGCGCACCACGCCCGCAGGCACTCCAGCACGTCGGCCTGCGAGTGCTCCGATAGCCCGTATGGCGGGTCGGTGACCACGGCGTCGACCGACGAGTCGGCCATGCCCCGGAGCGCATCGAGGCAGTCGGCGTTGATGACCACGGCGTCAGGCATTGAAGGCCCCCTGGCTCAAGAGCTGCTCCATGTATGCCTTCGCCTCCGGGACCAGGTGGCGCGCCGTGATGCCGGGGTGTGTCCAGTTCCGGCCGCCCTCGTCTTCGCGAAACGACTCGGGGTTGTTGCTGATGGTGCGAAACGTCATGAACTGGTTCTGCGTGTCCTTCTCGTAGGTCTTCTCCTCGCGAACCATGCCCGCGAAGATGTCCGTAACGTGGCGCGCGCGCAAACGCTCCGCACCGGCTGTGCCGGGGGCCAACCGCCCGCCGTACTGCACCTGACCACCGCCCACCGCGCTCAGCGTCGGCGCGAGCTTGCCCGCCGCGCGCATGACCGCCCGGCCCATCGTGCGGGCCGCCGTCGCCGTGAGGTCGCCACGGAACGCCTTGGAGTCGGCGCGCAGGCTGGCCTCGGTGAACTGCGACCCGGCTGGCGCCCCGTTGCGCCCGCCGGCGCCCGCGCCCATGTGCCGGAACGGGATGCTCACGTAGAGGTAGCCCGCCTTGGACACCTTCAGCCGGCGCGTGCCCGGCTTGAGGATGGTCAAGCGCAAGTCCCACGAGGACATGCCGTGCTCGACCATCCAGGGCAGAGAGCCCAGGACCTCGATGACGTACCGCTCCGCGCCCGTGGGGCCCTTCTCCAGGCGCATCGGCTGGATGGCCTTCACGTAGTCGCGGGCCGACGTGAAGAGCCGCTGCTGCGCCAGCACGACGAGGCGCGAGCGCGCGACCTGGGCGGCCTTCTTCAGGTTGAAGCTCTTCGACACGCCGGCGACACCCGCGAGCTCGGGGATGCTGGCCAACTCGGTCGGGTCGAGGTACTCAGCCACCGACGCCCCCATTGCCCTGGGTTGTGTCCCAGTCCAACTTGCACATGATTTCGAGCGGGAGCCGCTCGATGCGCATGTCCGGGGCCTTCTGCTTCGACTTGTCGTCGCGGATGGCGTGGTTGAAGGTCACGACCTCGTAGCGCGGGTGGTAGAGGTAGGTGATCGCGTACTGCTCGCCCACCTTCGGCGCGGTGCCGCGCTGGTCGCCCAACGTCCAGTCCAGCGAGCCGCCGATCACGACGTCACCGCCCTCCGTCGGCAGGCCGAACGCCGCGTAGGCCGACGCATCGACCACGGGGACCTTCTGGTCCTGGACGATGGCGCAGTCCAGGCCCACCGAGAGAACGTCGCCGGGCAGGCCAGCCGGGGTCATCTTCCGCAGGCGCATCACGCTCTGCCGGACGTTGCGCTTCACCAGCTCGCCGTCGGGCTTCGTGACCATCAGCTCGGTCTGGATGCTCGCGATGGGGTAGCGAGGGCGCTCGCGCACGGCGCGCCGAGTCCGCTTCTCCGAGAAGATCATCACCGACGAGAGCAGCGTGTAGCGGTCGCGCGGGCCAGGCCGGTACTCGCTGCGCATCGTGAGGCGCGCGGTCCCGAAGCTCCAGGTCCCGAAGGCGATCATCGTGTCCTTGTTCGACTCCAGATTGTCGTAGATGACGTTGATGACCTGACCGTCGTACCACTCGGTCCCGAGGCCCCCGCACACCGGGCACATGGCGTTGGGCTGCGCCGTCTCGGCATTGTTCCGGCATGGGCAGGCGCCGCTCTTCTCCCACAGCGTCGGGCGCCCGTGCTGGTTGAGTACCGCCTCGAAGTAGCCCGGCCGGAAGTCGATCCGCTGGTTCTCTTTGATGCGGGAAGGCGGCGCCTTCTGGACGCGGCGCACCTGGCGGTCGTCGCGCTCGCTCATACCGCATGCTCCGCTGAGAGCCGCGCCAGCGGCCCGCGATACAACACGAGTTTCGGGGAGGAATCGCACCAGACGCGAGATCCCCTCGTGGCCCCGGCGGGCCTGCGAGCCGAACGGCCAGTCGTCAACCCCAACGTTCGATACCCGGCGCGACGGAAACACGCCCCAGGCACGCTGGACGCTACCGCGGCTGGGTCAACCATCGTCTCCCAGTGCTCAGGAGCCCAACCGTATCGAGTGCGCCACTCGTCGGACGCGATGGTGTGCCACGCTCGCAGGATCTCAGACGCCGCAGGCTCGCCCTCCGCTCGCTCCGAAACGCGGAACATGGCGCAGCAGCCCGTCTTGGCAAGGGGGCGCGCGTCGCACAGCCCAATCCGCCGACGCGGCGCCAACTTGAACGCGGGCTCCCCCAATACGATGTGCCCGCGAACCCTGCCCCCGGTCCAGATAGCCCATGCGAGCTTCTTGCCAGGTGGGGCGCCACCGGAACCGGTGTAGTGCTCGCGGAACGCCGCGACAATGTCCGGGTCCCACGTAGACAGCGGGATGAAGGCGGAAACGCTCATACGACGTGCAGGCTCGGGCCGTGGTAGGCGTTGCGGATGGCCGGGAGCAGCCGCTTGATCTCTTTGTCGTACTGGATGAGCCGCGAGCCGTAGCCGGCGTTCGTCGCGGAGCTCGTCGTCGAGATGCTCTGCGACAGCCCGCCCATCGAGAGCGAGTAGGAGGCCACGCCCGCGCCGCCGAGCAGGTCGCCGGCCGGATTCAGGATGCTGAAGTTGGCCAGCAGCGAGACCAGGTGCTTGATGTCGGCGGGCACCTGCCCCGCGGCGAAGCCCGCCCGGTACTCGATGTGGAAGAGGCCCGGAAAGAGCTGCGAGCCACGCCCGTGGATGAGCGGGATGCGCTGCCCGATGTAGTAGGCCAGCGAGCCCACCGCGGGGACAAGCTCGATGCGCGCGGCCTCGGGGATCGTGAGTTGCACCCAGTCGAGCGGGAAGTCGATGATGGGCGTGTCGTTGCCGGGGTAGAGCGCCTTCACCGAGACGATCTCGCGCACCGGCCGGCGGTCGAGCTTCAGTGTCGCGAACTGCGCGTAGTCGGGCAGGTGGTAGTCGTGGCGCTCGGGCTTCGGCGACAGGATGTCCACGGGCGCGATGTTGATGTCGAGCACGCGCTCGGCCGCCGCCGTGGCCTGTCTGATGGCCGTGACGAACATGCCGTCCGGGTACGGGACGCCGTTGTCGTCGGTGAGGTCGAGACCGTAGAGGTAGTCCCGGATCAGCTCCTCGCGGGACGTGATGAGGTCGGGGACGGCTGCCTGGGCCGCGACCTCGATGCGGAACTGCCGGACGATCTCGGCCTGCCCCTCGAAGGGGGTCAGCGTCCAGCGGTCGTAGAAGGTCTCGGCCTCGGCGAACGGCCCGACGAGGACCTGGTACTCGCCCTGCTCGATGCGGTTGATGTCGCGGGCGCCGACGGTGAGCACGACCTCGCCCGTGCGGGCCCGGACGATCTGGACGCGGCGCAGCTCGTAGGGGTCGAACGCCTGGCCGTTGTCCATCGTCCAGGTGGCGCGCAGGTCGATGACCTGACCCACGACCGCTGCATCTCGACGCACCGACATCGCGCCCTCCTACGCCGGCAGGCCGGTGACGCCGCCGCCCAGGAGCAGCGACAGATCCGTGAGGTCGGAGACGGCGACCTGCACCGTCTCGCTCCAGTCGCTCGACGTGTCGTCGTGGCGCACGACGACGTAGTGAACCCTCGCCACGAGCGGCGTGAACGTCACGCTGTACTCGCCGTTGCCGAGCTCGGCGACGGTGGCCTCGATGCGTTGCCACGCCGGCAGCCCGCCATCCGACGAGTCGGCCAGGACGCGCTCGCCCGTGCCGTCGTCGATCCACAGCTCGACGGCGAAGCCCGCGAGATCCGCGCCCTCGATGCGGGTGTAGCCGTCGGAGTCGATGAGCCCGAGCTGGAGGATGACCGGCTTGTTGAGCTTGCCCTGCATCACCCCTCCGGATCGGGCGCGGGGGCGTGGACCCGCTGCGGGAACGGCCGGACGTTGGCCGGCAGGTCCTCGACGTTGACCGCCTCCGCGCCGTCCTCGACGCCCAGGTGCTCGAGCGCCTTCCCGAAGACGCTGTGCATGCGGCGCAGCAGCTCGGGCGACATGACGAGTTGCGCCACGGGCCGGATCTGGCCGGGGGCGCCGGGGTGGTCCACCTCGAAGAAGACCATCACCTCGTCGCGCCCACGCGCGGCCGAGACGGCGAAGCTGTTCGTGTAGCGCAAGAGCTCGGGGATGATCGGGCGGGGGCCCGTGGCCTGGCTCATGGTGTCGCCGCACCGTTCAGGTGGACCTGCGTCGATGCCTTGGAGACGGCCTTCTCGACGCTCTCCGACGCCACCGCGCGCACGAACGCGGGTATGAACTTGGCCGGGTCTTCCTCGGCGATCTTGGCCAGCCGCGTGGCCTCCGCCTGGGTGATCGTCCTGTTGACCGGGATGTCCACCGTGACGCTCACCGACGAGAGCATCGTGCGCACGAGTTGGGCGGCCATCTGCATGTCGAAGACGCCGTGCGCGGCGAGCGCCTCGGTTCGGTCGCGCAGGTCGAGCAGCGTCGCGAGGTCGATCTTGGCTGTGATCTTCGTGCGTCGAGCCATCGCGCTCGATGGTATGCGACACACCCGCGGACCTGAAAGAGAAACCGCGCCGGAGGTTGGCCCCCGGCGCGGTCCAGTCGGTCCGCGATGTCCGTCAGACCCGGTTACGGGTTGGAGACGGTGTCCTTGGTCAAGTCGAGCAGGATGCGGGCGGTGGTCGTGCCGTTGCCGGCCGCCGTGATTACCCGGCCGATCTCGCGAACGTCGGTGCCCGAGGCGGAGGGCGCGGTCGTGGTGCCGCCCGACGCGGCGTTGTTCACGAACACCCGGTCGCCCGCGGCCCAAACCTCGCCCGAGGGCTTCTTGATGGTCACGGGCCCGTGGGTCACGAGGCCCGTGCCGTTGTAGACGCCCTCGATGAGGTCGCAGTGCCCGCCGCTGGCCGCGGTCGCCTCGGCCAGGGTGTCGTTCGCGCTGATGTAGGCGAACTCGCCCGAGGCCAACCCGCCGTCGATGGTGAACCCGTCGAAGCAGAAGTCCGCCGCGAAGCTGAACTTCACCGTGGCGTTGATGTCGATGAGGCCCGTGCCGGCGTTGAACACCAGCCCGGCGGCGCCGTTCGTGCTGCCGAGGGTCAGCGCGCGCTCGCCGTCGGTGCCGATGTTGATGGCCTGATCGATGTCATCGGCGCCGATGCTGATCGCGCCGCCGCTGGACTCGACCGCGATGGACCCGCTGGCATCGAGCTGCACGGCCCCGGCGACGTTGAAGTCCAGGAACGACCCGGTGTTGTTCCAGCTCAGGTCGACATCGTTGCCGGTGCCGAGCACCAGAGCCTTGTCGTCCACGAGCTTGACTGCCGCCGAGAAGAGCCACGTCCCGTAATCGGCCCGGTTGCTGCCGCCCAGGGTGCCCGCGACGTAGGTCAGCGTGCCGGTGTCCTTGTTGCTGCCGTCGTCGCTGACGAGGACGAGTGCGGCGTCCTCGTCGGCCGAGCCGCCGCCATCGCTGTTCACCGTCCAGGACAGGTTCGTCGTACCGGCCTGCGCGGGGTCACCGCCGAGCGTCACCCAGGCCGAGCCGTTGTAGACCTGGACCTCGGAGTCGGTGGTGTTCCAGACGAGGCAACCGGCCGCCACGGCCGCGAGCGCGCCCTGCTCGGTGTCGTTCTGGTTGGGCAGCCGGGCCGCGATCGTGGCGCTGCCGAGCTGGACGTAACCGTTCGCGTCCAGGCTCGTGACCCGGTCCACGTACAGGTCGCGCCAAGCCACCGTGCTCGAGCCCAGGTCCTTGCTGGAATCGGAACTCGCGATGATCGGCTGGTAGCTCGTGATGGAGGTGCCGGCGATGTCGAGGCCGTTCGCGGAACCTCCGTTGTTGGTGCGCAGGCTCAGGCCGCCCGCGCCCATGCCGCCGGAGACGATGAGGTCGCCGCCGCTGGACTTGACGACGTTGTTCGCGGCGGTCCCGCTGTTCAGGATGATGCCGTTCGTGCTGTAGATGCCGTCGTCGGCGCGCAGCGTGCCCGCGGTGAAGTCGACGTGGTCGAGGATCGCGTTGTTCGCCGCGCTCCCCGCCAGCCGGGCCATGACGAAGCGGTTGTCCGTCTCGTTCCAGATGAGCCCCTGGAACGGGGTGTAGATGGACAGCGCCGCGTTGCTGGCCGGCTGGACCGACCAGGCCGAGGCCACCGTGGCGATCTTGGTGGTGCCGTTGTAGGCGGTGATCTTGCGGACGTTGTTGTCCACGGCCGTCTTGATCCACATGCCGACGTAGTAGTCGTCCGTGGCCGAGGCGCCGGTGTTCAGGTAGACCTGCACGTTGGTCATGCCGGTCTGATCGCCGATGTCCGCAATGGTCACAACGAGGCAGGCCGAGTCGTCCACGACGTCGCCCGTGCCGGTCTGGTTCGCGGCCTGATACCGCTCGGAGGCGTAACCCGCGTTCTTCGAGGCGGCGGGGCCGCTGTTCACGAAGATCACGTTGTCGGCGATGGTGATCTCGGTGCTGCTCACCGTGGTCGTGGTGCCGTTCACCGTGACGTTGCCGGTCACGACGAGGTTTCCGGCGATGGTCGTGTCCTGGCCGGACACGCCGATGCTGACCGAGCCGTCGTCGTTGAAGACCGCGAGGTCGTCGTCGGTCGAACTCTTCAGGTTCAGCGCGCCGTTGCCGCCCGTGTAGAGCTGGCGGACCTGCGCCTGGTAGAAGCGGCCGACGTTGGATGTGGCGGAGTCATCGACCGCGATGCGCTTCGTCTTGTTGGCGGAGGTGTCCCAATACTGGAACGAGAGACCCGTGCCGAGTGCCATGTTGATTCTCCGGAGAAGTGAGGGGGTACTGACGTCTTCTGCTGGAGCTGGGCTGCGGCTGTGCTGGGTCGCTCGTTCAGAGAGCGCGGGGATACCGTATCACGCGACGGCGGGCTGTTCCACGCCGTCGGTGTCGTCGCTGAGGATGTCGGCGTCGTCCAGGTCGGATGACGCCGGGGCCTTGATGTCGAGGCCGTCGATGGCCGTGCGGACCTTGCTGGCAAGGTCGAGGGGGGCTGCGAGCGCCTTCTTCGCGGCGGCGTGGAGTTCGTCGGCCGTGCCAACGCCGCTGAACGGGAGCGGGCGCCCGTTGGTGAATGCCGTGCGGTTGCGCGCCCACTGCGCCAGTCGCTTCGCCGTGTCGAGGCACGCCGGGATCTGCGTCTCGCGCGTCGGCTTGACCAGCTTCGCAAAGGCGGTCTGCGCCTCGCCCTCGGCCTTCTTGATCGCGGCGTCGAGCGTCTCGCACTGGCGGTGCAGGTCGTCGAACAGGTCGATCGCGGCGCGCTCCACCGCCGCGGGCTCCGCGTCGACCGCCCATTTCGTGTCGGGGTCGTAGCTCGTGCCGTGGGGCTCGGCCTCGATGAGCACGTCGAGCAGCGCCGGGGCGTCGGCGGGCACTTCGAGGCCCACCCGCGCGTCCTCGAGGCGCTGGAGCGCCAGGTCCATCGCGCGCGTCGGGGCGAGCAGCGTCCGGAGCTTGTCCTTCAGCGGCTTGAGGCGTTCGGCCAGCCGCTCGGTCGCGAGATCACCCGCCTGGGTGACGGACTCGTCGAGCTTTCGGGCGTGCTCCTCCAGGGCCCGGCGGTCCTCGGCGAGACGCCGTTCCGTCTCGGCCTGTCGCTCGGCCGGGGTCTTCTGCCCGGCGCCCTTGGCGGGGCTGCTGGGCGCCTTCTTCTGCTGTGCTTTGCTGCGCATCACCGTCTCCCAGGGGCGTCTGTTGCCCCACGCTGTTTGGTGTCCTGCATGAGCTTGTCCACGGCCGCCAGAATGGTCGTGTTGCTCGCGCGCTCGTAGGCCGCGCTGCCCGCCCCCTTCGGGAGCTTCTCGATGGTGTCCGCCACTCGGCGCAGATCCGCGGCGAGTTGCGCGCCGTCGAAGGCGACCATATCGAGCGTGATCTTGAAGAACGGTCCCTCGCGCACGATGGCGGCGAGGGACGCCCCGCCGGCCTGGAGGACTGCGGCGAGGTGGAGGTTCTTCGTGACGACGGGCTGCGGCTGGGCTGTGCTGTCCATGTGGGTCATCCGTACCCGGTCCCGGTGTCCATGCGGGCCATCACGCGCGTCGCGGAGAGGGCGTACCCCATGGGGATCACGTTGAGTTCGTCGTCCGGGCTGTGGACGACGCCGCCGGCGCCGTCGGGCGCCACGTACACCGGCTCGGTGGCGGTCAGGCCGTCGAAGCCATCGACCTCGCCGTCGCGGGTCACCGCGACCAGGTCCCCGTCGATCACCGCGGAGAGGAAGCCGTCAGAACGGTCGTGGGTGGACGGATCTGTCACCACCAGCGCGTCGTCCACGAGGGTCACCGCGCGGGACGCCGTGATGCCGCCGGGGTTGGCGTGGATGGTGACGCCGGGGGTCATGCTGGCCCAGGCCGTCCCGTTCCAGATGAGCGTCAGGCCCGTCGGGGTGTGGAGCACCGCCTGCCCGTCCGTCGGAGACGCCGGGATGGTGGTCACGGGGGACACTGCCCCCCGCGCAGGCTTCCAGCTCCGCATCTGCACCGTGTCAGGCCTTCTTCGCCAGCGGCTTCACAAAGGTCTGGTGGATGCCGACCGACATCACCGGCGCGAGCGCGATGAAGAGGATCTGCCACCACGCCATTCCGTCGGAGACCTGCGCCACGCCTCCGGCCAGCGCCGAGGCGATGACCACAAACACGCGCACCTGATGGGGCGTCAGGAGCAGCCCGCCGAAGCGCCTGGCCAGGGAGATCAGGAGCATGATGCCCGCCACGAGCGCGGCGGCGATGGCCGCCACCGTGGGCGCCTTCCGGGCCACCTGCACGGCCTCGAGCGCTTCCTTCCCGTGCCCGAACACGTCGTCGTCACCGGGCAGCGATGCGGGCGCGGCCTCGCCGGGGAACACCGTGGACGATGGCACGACCACGCCCGGGATCACGACCTCCGACGCCGGGGCGGGGGGCGCGCTCAGCGCCTCGGATGTGACCACCGGGGGCGATGCCACGACCAGACCGGAAGCGGGCGCAGACGGGGCCGCGGATGCCTCCACCGACGGTCCGGGGCCGGGAACGACGACGGGCGCGGCCAGCAGCCACGCAGGGGAGAGCAAGAGCACCAGGGCGAGCAGGAAACGCATCGTGAACCTCTCAGGTCTCGGTGGTCACGCCGACCCAGGCGGAGCCGTTCCACAGCTCCAGCCTGCCGGCGTCGGTGTTGAAGCACAGGACGCCCGCCCAATCGGAGTCGAGCGCGGACGAGGTAGTGAGCGAGTCACGCTCGCTCTCGGTGAGCCTTGGGACGAAGAAGAATCCGCCGCTCACCTGGAATGCGACGTTGGCCGCAGGGCCCGTGTTACTGCCGAGAGGGCCGTTCGCGCGCGCACCGTCCTCGGTGATGTAGAACGGGATGCGCGCATCGACCGACGCGAGCAGCGCCAACACGGCCTTGAGCGTCACGAGGCCGTTGGCCTTGTGCCAAAGCGCCGGGTCCGCAGCTCCCGAGTGCCCGAACTGCGCGTACTGGTTCGATCCGGTGCCGCTCGTTGAGGTGCGCGCAGCGCCGTCCGTGGTGACGCCCGCGTCCGTCCGCCCTGGCGTGCTCAGGTTGCCGCTGGCGTCCACGCTGACGAGGCTCGACACCACGCGCCCCGCGTTCGTCGCGAAGCGCAGCAGCCGTCCAGCGACGGCGCGCCCGACCTCGCCCGCGTCCTTGCGCGGGAAGCCGAAGATGCCGTCCAGGATCGCCATCAGGTCACCTTGCCGCCGAGCACGACGACGTGAACGACGTGGCCGGAGCCCAGGCCCGCGACCGGCTGAATCACGAGCTGGTCGGTGGCCTCGAGCACCAGCTTCGTGTTCGGCTCGCCGCCGATTCCGGGGATGATGTCCGGGTCGAGCAGGTTCTTCGCCGCGGTGCCGTTCGCGTGCCCCGCGTCGGCCGCGACCTGCACGCGGGCGAGCTGGTAGTCCACCGCGGAGCGACGCAGGAACACATCGAAGGTGTACGCCGTGCCGCTCTGGTTGGCGAGCAGCACGGCGCTCAGCACCAGGGCGCCGGTGTTGCCGTAGGCGACCACCTTGGCGTCCGTGCCGTCGCCGTCGTCGAAGGCGACGCCGTTGTTGTAGGGGCTGTTCGCAAAGATCGGAGCTTCGCCGGCCATGTCACATCCCCAGGCGGAAGAGGTTCTGATTCGCGGCGTTCGTGATGTTCTGCGCCGCCGCGTCGATGAGGCGCGCGCCGATGCCGAACGGCTGCGTGGAGTCGTAGACCAGCGAGTAGCCGTTCGGGCCCGGCTCGATCTCACCCGGCTCGGTGCCGTCGTGGCCGACGAGGCCGCCTTTCTGGGTCAGCACGTCGGCGGGGTCGTAGACGCCCGCGATGTTGCCCTGCTGGCGCGCCATCAGTCGCCCGCCACGAGCACGTCGAGTTGCCCCGTGAGGCCGCCCGCGTAGTCGGTCACCTGCACGAAGACCTGCCGGTAGCCGGTGCCCGGGACCTGGAGTTCGACGAAGGGCTCCAGCGAGTCCGTGTGGTTGATCCGGAGCCAGTCGCCGGTGTCGGCCTGGGCCCAGATCGAGACGTCGATGTTGGCGTGCGAGGCCGGAAACGACGCCCGGATCTCGTACTCGGAGGTGTTGTCCGGCTGCGTGTCCCAGGCGCCGTCGATGGTCACCTCGAGGGTGCCGCCGTCGTAGTCCAGGATGAGCGCCCGCTGCCCCGCGCCCGTGCCGGCCACGATGGCGATCCACAGGCCGTTGTAGGCGTTGTCCACGTCGCTCGCGTCGTTGGCGAGCACGATGGTGTCGGCACCGCCCGAGTCGGCCGTGCCGGCGAGCACGAGTTCGGCCGCAGCGGTGGGGCGCCAGTAGAGGCACAGCGCCCCGAACGGCGACAGGTCGAAGAGCCCGGTGCCCGCCGCCGGGGCGGTCGTATTCGGGGGGTCGGCGAGCGCGGCCGTGGTGTCCACCACCGCACCGAAGACCTCGGCCGACTCGCCTTCGCGATACGACGGCGCGCCCTTCCCGTGGTCGCGAACCGCAAAGAGGTTCGCCCAGCGGTCGAAGACGCGAGACAGCACATCCCCGGACGGGACCGTGCTCTTGGCGCGCGAGAAGCGGCGCAGCGACCGGGCGACGACGGACATCGGTTACTCCTTCGGGGGCTCGGCCGGGGCCTCCACCGGGGCGTGGGAGGCCGGGAGCTCGACAGCGGGGACCTCGGCGGCCTTCGCGGCCTGGGGCTCCAGCGCCGTCGCGGACAGCGACTTCTTCCCGCCAGCGGGCTTCTTCTCGGCGGGCGCCTCGCTCTTCGGGGCCGAAGGCTCGACGGCGGGAACCGGAGCCTTCTGGGCCTCGGGCGCGGGGCCCGCGATGTCGGCCGCGTCGGGCAGCACGGTCTGCTGCGCCTTGCCGGCCTCGTTCAGAATCTCGCCGATCACGTCTTCGGAGACGCCATCGGCACGGGCGGCCCGGATCGCGGCGCTCGCCGCGTCCTCCGCCGTCGCGAACGCCGCCGCCGCACGGGCGTAGACGTCCGCCACCTTGCGCAGCTCCAGCACCGCGCGCCCCTCGATGGCCGTCCAGCCGGACGCCAGGAACTCGAGGGCCTGCTCCTCGGTGAGGTTGGTCAGGAGACCGTCCGGTCCGATCCGAAGCACCGAGCGAGTCGTCTCGCAGGTGATGGCACCGCCGTGCATCCCCACGCTGGGGGCCTTGAGGGTGAACCGCTTCGTGGACTGACTGGACATGGGCACTCCTGCTGGGCTGTGTGAGAGGCTGGAAGGGCGGGCGGGAGCTTACCTGCCCGCCCGTCCTACGTCACCGCTTTCGCGGCGAGGCGGCTTACTCGAAGCCGATGACCGCCGGCGTCATCACGGGGGCGTTGGGATCGCGGCCCACGTTGATGAGGCGGAAGCAGTGGCGGGGCGCCTTGAGCTGGAGCGCGCCGTAGAGCACCTGCATCCAGCGGATGCTGGTGTCGATGGTCGCGAGCGGCAGCTTCGTGAAGGGCGCGAGCTGCTTCCAGCCCAGGGTCGCCGGCTTCATCTCCAGGCCGAACACCGTCGAGCAGCCGGGGAGGTAGGCGTTGCGGTCGATGATGTCCTGCGTGGGGCCCGTGCGCGCGACGCGGAAGGCTTCCTTGCAGGTCGTGGCCGCGCCACCCTTCTCGGAGCGGTAGACGATGTAGCCGGTCGTGTCCTGGCCGCCGTCCACCACCGGGATCGTGACGTTGTCGCCGGCGGCGGGGGAGACGCTGGCCGTGGTGACCGGGGCCGACCGCCCGAAGCGGTTGATGGCCACGATCTTGTAGTAGTACGCGCCGGCGTCACCGGCGGCGAACTGCGCGGTCGCGTCCACGGGGGAGGTCAGGCCGGCCGCGCCGATGGCGGGGGCCAGCGGGCGCTTGCTCGCCTTGCCCAGGCCGGAGGCGTGCGGGGCGCCGCCCTCCTGGATGAAGACGTTGTCCTCGATCTTCACGCCGCCGAAGCCGTCCACCTTCGGCTCGAAGTCGACCTTGTCCCCGAAGCCGCCGCGGAGGCGCGCGCGGATGCGGTTCTTGATGTCGTTCTTCACGCCGATCGAGCAGAAGATCGTGTCGATCATGCCGTAGTTCGGCGCCATCCGGACGGAGGCGCACATGCCCGAAAGGACCTCCTCGGAGAGGGGGTCGCCGCGCATGTCGTAGGTCGGCGTGCCGCCGGCCGCCATCAGAGCGTTCAGGCCGTCGAACTGCACCGGCACGATGGCCGAGTCGCCGAAGAAGAGCGACTCCTCGAGCTGACGCATCAGCCAGAGCGTGCCGTTCTTCGTCTCCTGCGCGACGGCGTTCTCGATGCCGGCGGTGCGGACCAGGCTGGCGACGTGGGTGACCCGGCGGGTCGTGCCCATGAACTTCACCAGCGTGACCTCGCGGGAGTAGGTGCTGTCCTCCTCCTCGGGGAGGTCGCCCTCGCCCATGAAGCCGGCCTCGCCCGCGCCGACCTTGTGGAGGCGGTTGTACTCCTCGGCGGTGTTGTAGGCGGGGTCCTTGTAGACGCCCTTCCAGAACTTGAACTCCTGCTCCGTGTAGGTCATGGATGTCAGCAGCGGGTCGAGCGACTCCGGCATCAGGGGGCCGAGGGCCCCGGCGGTCTGGACGCCGTGCGTCCCGCCGTTGCCGCCGCCCGCGCTGAGCGCCTTGTTCAGCTCGGCGACCTCTTCCACGCCGGCCGCGCCGGGGCCACCGGCCTGCTCGCCGTAGCCCTGCGTGAAGTCCTGCCAGTCGATGAGTGCCATGTTGCTTCTCTCCTCAGTTTGGCCGTTGCCTGGCCGGTCTTCGCGCTCAGCCCTTGGCCTGGCGCAGGGTGGACTGCTCGATCTCGTTCGCGATGGCGTCCTTGCGGCCCGCCAGGAGCAGCGCGACGCTGTTCTGGAGTTGGTGCGCGCGGCCTTGATCGCCCGCGTCGAGGCTCTTTCTCAGCTCGGCGTTCATCGCGTTCGCGAGCTGGCCCTTGCTCAGGCCCGTGGGCGCCTGGCCGCCGCTGCCGCCCGCGTTGAAGCTCTTGGCCATCGGGGCGGAGGTCACCGTGCGGGGGGCCACGGGGGCGCCGGCCGCGGCGGTGAGCCGGTCGATCTTGTCGTGCAGGCGGGCGTTTTCGGCCGTGATCGACTTCACCAGCCCCAGGAGCAGCTTGCCCGTGGCGAGCACGGCGTCGTTGTTGATCGCCTGCTGCTGGCTGATCTCCGCGACTCCGGCGCCGAGGTCGTCGGCGTGCGCCGAGACGTGCTCCACGAGCGACTTCACGAACCCGGTCGCGTCGAGCGACTTGGCGAGCCCGATGTTGGTGGCCTCGCCGACGCGGTCACCGAGCGAGGCGCCCGTCTGCACGGCCTGCCCCTGGATGGCTTCGAGCTCGTCGAGCGCCTTGGACAGCCCGGTCGTGTCGAGGGACTTCTCCATCGACCCGTCGGGGTTGTCATCGCCCTCGTCGTCGTCGTCCTCGTCGGGCTCGCTCTCCATGGCCTTCAGGAGCTTGTCCTTGGCCTCGCAGTCCGGCATGGCCTTCAGGTTCTCGAGGAACTCGGCCTTGCTCTTCTTCTTCATCGGGCGTCTCCCATGCGGCGCGCGAGCGCCAGAATGCGGTCCACTTCCGCGGGCGACGCCCCCGGGTGCCGGACCTTGATGATTCGTTCGGCCAGGCTCTTCGAGAGCGCCAGCCCGCCGTTGGCCGCGAGCCACTCGTCCGTGATCGCCTTCGCGCGCTTCGCCACCGCGACCGGATCGGGTCCGCCGATGGTGAGGCGCACACCCAGCGACTCGGGCATGAGCGGCCGCGCGCTGCCGGCGACCGCGACACCCGGCGACTGCCCCGGCCCGCCGACGGACAATGCCTTCGAGAGCTGCATCGACTTCACGAGGCCCAGCTTCGTGAACGGGTTCACCGGACAGTTCGTGATGGCCACGTTGCGGACGACGGCCTTCACGATCCGGTTCGGGTTGCGGGGGTCACGCTCGGGCGGCGGACCCTCGACACTGAACCCGAGCTGGCGCGGCGTGCCGTCGAGCGCGCGGGCGAGGTTGGCGATCCGCTGCGCCTCGGGCGTGTTGAGCAGGTAGCCCTCCACCGCCGTCGCGCGAACCTTCTTCCCGTCCTCGTCGTCGAGGGTGACCGCGTAGACCTTGTCCGGGTAGCCCAGGATGTCGGTCGTGCTCTTCGAGTGGTTGTCGTTGAAGAAGCCGCGCTTCAGGAAGTACCCGAAGTCGATGCCGTCCTGGACGATCGTGTCGCCGTCCTGGTCCATGTGCTCGGTGCTCGCCACGCCGCGAATGCGCACGCGCTCTTTGCCGTCCGCGCCCTTCTCCAGGCCGACGACATCGAACGGAATCCAGCGGTGAAACGAATCGGGCAACTTGGGGCTCCAAACGCAAAAAGGGCGCCCCCGCGGTTGCAGGAGCGCCCTCTCAGGCTCAAGGCCAGGGCGACAGGTTGTCGGCTGGTGCCGACGGATGACCTGACGCTATTCGCGACGGATGGCGCCCGTCAAGAACCCTGCGACGCGCCCCCCGGAACAAGCTCCAGCCGGAGCCCCGTCGGGCGCGGCGCCAACGGCGGCGCCAACGACTGCACGAGCGCCGCGTCGGCCAGCGACAGAGGGAGCGGCACGTCGGCCTTGCACGTCGGGCACACCGTCTCGCAGACGTGCCCAGCCTCGCCGTCCGTGCGTCGGAAGCTCAAGATCGGGAGGCGGACCTTGAGTCGGCCGGCCTGGCTTTTCGCGAGGCTCGCACGGCAGTGAGGGCACCGGATGTGCATCTCAGCGGTGTACCACGTCGTCGAGGTCGTCAGACACAGACGCAAGGGCCAGCGCGAGATCGAGCGGGTCGAACGGGTTGTGCGCTTCGGCTGTCGGTCCCTCCGCCGTATTGTCTGCCTCGTCGTCGAACCGTTCGGCCAGCAGCGCGCCGGCCGCGGGCGTGAGCATGCCGTCGTCGTCGAAGACCCGCATCACTCGCCCTCCATCTGCTGCGGGACAGTCGGGGCGTTCGCCGGCGGTCGCAGCACCCACTCGTCGTCGAAGGCCCATCCGTCTGGAACCATGACGGTGGCGCACCCGCACCAGGGGTGGCTCGGAGGCAGGCACGGCACCCACTGCGACTTCGGCTTGCGGAAGTTGACCCCGTGCGGCGGCAGGTCGGCCAGTCGGAAGATCCGCGGCTTTCCGGCCCGTGTGTAGAAGCCGAGGCAGACCTCGCAAGCGTCCGGGTGCGGGATGACTGCGACGAGCGCCTCGTGGCCTTCCTCCTCCTCGATGGCATCGGCGATGCCCGCGTTCACCGCGGCCTGGATCTCGGTCGCGGCGATGCGGTGCAGGTCTCGCGCCCAGTCCTCGCCGAGCTTCTCGCCCAGCGTGCCGCGCAGCCGGCGCCAGGACTCGCGCGCCTCGATGGACGTGGCGGTCTCCTCGGCGATGACCCGCCGGGCCTCGCGGGCCTGCTCGTTGTCGCTCGAGATCAGCGTGGTCGCGAAGTCGTCGGCGACCTCGTTCCCCAGACCCACCACGAACTGCGCGCCCTTCATGCGGGCCTGCCGCGCCATCCGGCGCTCCCAGTCGGACAGCCCGTCGTGGATCGCGTCGGCCTGGCCGTCGAACTCCTCGGGTCGAGCGTTCGCGACCCGGGCGGGGTTGGCGTGTGACTCGTAGCCCAGGAGGTAGGCGTTCCCGGCGACGCCGCGCGGGCCGAAGCTGTCGATGAGCGCCTGCGTCAACTTGCCTGCCTTCACCGCGTCGTCGAGCAGTTCCTTGGGGATCGCGTCAACGCCGTAGAGCTGGATGGCCAGCACGACGAAGTTCTGCCGGATGAGGCTCTTGACGTGCTCCAGTTCATCGGGGGTGAGCGGGCGGGCCATCAGGCGGCCTCCGCGAGCCGCTCGGCGGCCACGGCCTCGAATGTCCGGCCGTCGCCGTCCAGCGTCGCGGCCTTGCCCGTGAACGCCTGCCAGCGCCGGACCGCCACGTCCACGTACTCTGGCGCGAGTTCGACCGCGTAGACGTGCCGGTGGGTCATCTCGCCCGCGATGATGGTGGTCCCGCTTCCGCTGAACGGCTCGTAAAGAGTCGCGCCGCGTTCCGTCGTGCGTTCGATCAGCCACTTCCACAGGCCGACAGGCTTTGGGCATGGATGGTCGATATCTGGCGAGACCTCGGTGTGGACGATGGCGTCTGGATGGCTTCCTTTGCCCTTGGCAAGTTTCGGATCCTTGCCGTAGCAGAGCATTGGCTGCCAGCAGCAGAATCCCCACGGCCCGCAGCCTATCCCGGCCGGCGTGAACCACGCCATCGTCCATGTCGGCCTTGGGTAGATGAACTGATTCATTATTCCCGATGTCAGAACGACGACGGGCGCAATGCCTTGCGCAATCGGAAGAAACCCATCGACCAGCGTTTTCAGGTTCTCCACGCTGTCGTCATAGGTCGCATAGTTGTTCTTGTCGGTCGCTGAATTCCCGAGGCCATAAGGTGGGTCAGTCAGACATGCGTCAGCCTTTCTGCCGCCCGTGGCGCGATGGACGGCATCCGCGTCTGTGCACGAACCGCAGATCAGCCGATGCTCACCCATGAGCCACAGGTCCCCGGCCCGCGTAACCGGCTGCTGGGGGGGTGCTGGCGCGTCGTCCGGATCGCCACCACCGCCACCTGGCGGTTGCTGCTCCGCGAACGCCCACAGCGCGTCGAGCTTGAGGTCGCTGAACAGGTCGCCCAGGGCCGCCTGCGCATCACCGAGCAGCTCGGCCAGTTGCGCCTCCGCCCAGTCGCCGCCGATGGCCGCGTTGTTGAGCGTGAGGTTCAGGGCTTTCTCGTCGGTCTCGTCGAGGTCGACCACCCGGACTTCGGCGTGCGTCTCGCCCAGGGCCACGAGCGCCTTCACGCGCTGGTGCCCGCCCGCGAGCCGATTGAGGCGCCGGTTGAACACGATGCCGCCGAGCTCGCCGAACTTCGACAGGCTTGCCTTGAGCCCGGCCATCGCCGCCGGGGTCATCTTGCGCGGGTTGTAGCCGGCCGGCAGCAGGTCGGTCAGCAGCATCCGCACCGTCTCGGTCTGCGGGATCGCCGTCACTCGGGGGCTCCAATCTTCGACAGGTAGGCGCCCACGTCCGCGACCAGCGCCCGCCCCTGCTCGGCCGCGGCGGCCTTCGCCGCCCGGTACATCGACAGGGTGACGGGGTGGCGGAACTTCTGCTCGATCGGGTCCGGCTCGCCTGGAGCCAGGGCCTTGTGCAGGTCCGGCTCGTGGTGCTCCGGGTGGTCGCAGGGCGCGGCGGCGGCCAGGGCGCCGGCGTCGAGCTGCATGAGCTGGCGCACGATCTCCGGCAGCTTGGCCAGGATCTCGCCCGGCTCGTGGTCCTCGACGCTCACCCGCATGTTGCCCCCGCTGGCGAAAGCGCGGTCATGCGCTCGGTCATGTACTGCCACGGGCGCTCCAAAAGCTTCACCTTTCGGACCATGCTCGCCGGTCCGAGCGTCTCAAGCAGGTCTGAGCACAGCATGGCCGGGATGCCTCGCCGCTCTGCCGCGACGATCACGTCGGCCCCCGAGGCGTTCCCGCGAAACATCAGGTCGGACAGCACGAAATCGAACGCCTCGCCTGCGACGATGCGCTCGATGCCATCTGCGGGCGTCGGGCTCTGGACCAATTCGATCTCGGGGACGGCGCGGCGCAGCCGCCACCGGAGCGCCTGAATGAAGTCGTCGTCGTCCTCGACCACCAGCACTCGCATGATCACCCCTTGGTGCCATTTGGCTTGATCGATCGCAGCACGTCGTTCTCGATCTTGGTCGCGAGCGCCTGGAGTTGCAACACGCTCAGCTCGCGCGGGACCATCTCGGCAGACAGTTTTTCCAGGCTCGCATTGAACTCGTCGCGAGCCAGCTTGGCCTCTCGGGCCTGATCCTCTCGGGCGCGATGGCTCTCCGCGATGAACGATGCGAGCTCGTTCCGGCGCTCGACCACCGACGCCTGGAGTTGCGTGGTGAGCGTCGTGAGCTGCTGCGTGAGGTGCTCCTGCCGGGCCTCGTACTTGCCGACGTCGCGCCCGAGCTTCAGCAGCAGCCCGATGGTCGGCGTGATTGCGATGGCCGCCATCACCCCATACCCGACCAGCGTGCCCGTGCTGGGCTCCGCGGTCATGCCTTGCGCCATGGCGACGCTGCCCCAGCAGCAGGCGAAAGCGATCATCCCGAACGGTAACTTCACCGCGCTCCCCAGAGGAACCCGGCCGTGACGCCGAGCCCGAAAATGCCGAGCCCGATGGTCAGGTCGCGCCACTTCTGCCACGCATCCAACCGCTCCGCGGCCTGGAGCCGCGCGTCGAGTGCGTGAGAGGTGGCCTCGGCCTTCAACCGGGCGGCGTGTTCTTCGTCGAAGGCCTGCGCGTCCGCCTCGCGGGCGTCGCGCCAGCCGTAGAGCCAGGAGGCCCGCGCCCGCTCGTCGGAGAGCGCCGGCGCGAGTTGGAGCGCCATGGTCAGGCGCAGGTGCCCGGCCGGGCCGTAGCAGACCTGCGAGGGGCCTACGACGGGCGCCTCGCCGGCGGGCAGGTGAAGTACGTCGTCCAGCACCGACAGGGGGGTCACGTAGGGCGGCAGCGACGTCGGGGCTGGAATGGGCCCCAGGAGGCCCGCAAAGGCCGGGGACTGGCACGCGGCCACCAGGACGAGGGCAAGGGCGAGAACGCGGCTCATTTGCCCCCCCGCGGCGGTTCCTGTGGTGCTGGCGTGTTGCTCTGGGAGGGTGGCGCGCCGATGAGGCTCGCCACGGCGTCGGCCTGGCTGCGCAAATCCCCCGCCAGTCGGACGGCGTCCTCCGCCGCCCCCGAGGTGGACACGGCGCGCTCGGCCTGGCTCTTCGCCTCGCCCTCGGCTGCGATCTGGGCTGCGGTGCGTTGGCGCTGCTCCGAAGCGTCGGCCGCGTCCTCGCGGGCCTTGTCCATCGCACGTCGGCGCGCTTCTTCGTCGCTCACGACGTTTCGCGGGCGCAGGTAGAGCACCGCCACCACGATGCACGCCACCAGCACTGCGAGGAAACCCCAAACGGTCACTGCGACCTCCACGTTCGCCGTCGAGACCCATGGAGCATAGCCGTGGGCGCCCGCTGACGGAAGCCCACCGAAGCGACAACGCAGCGGCATCCACAACGTTCAATCGCGCGCGCGCATAATGCACGCGCACTCGCGCACACACCCCCAATAACTAGTAAGCGTACTTCTCCCGAAACCGCCTGTGGTGCGGGATTCTGGGGTTCCTGACATGTAGGTCCGTGTGTGCAAGACCGCTCGGCGGGCCTGTTTCTCGGGTGGCAGAATCCAGAATTCCCTACGGCCATGCGGTTACGGGGCGATTTCAGGCATTTTCTGAAAAGTGGCCGTTTCACGGGTACACTTACCCACGTCTGACTACTGAACGGGGGCGCAGGTGTTCCGGGTCACTGCGAGCGCGCTCGGGGGGCACGTCAGCGACGGTCGGTGGGCATGCCGAGCGGGAGTCGAGGGGAGCGGCTGGAGACGGGGGGCGAGGATCAGGAGAGCGGCATCTGCTCGTCTGCGGGGCGGGATGTCCGACCGCTGCGGCGATCAGCCTCGGCGCGGAAGGCGGCCATGGCGCCGGGGTGGAAGTCGGGACGCGAGAGCACCCAGCGCAGGAGCCCGGCGTCGATGTCCGTCAGGCGAGCGCCGCGCGACTTCCCGAAGCCCAGGCGCAGCACGGCCTCGCCGTCGCCCAGTATATCCCGGTAGAGCTTGCGCCCGAAGTCCCGCTCCTCGCGGACGAGCACCTCGCGCCACTGGGCCTGGACCTGGAAGGCATGGTCCAGCCCCGTAGGCATCAGCCCCTCGCGGACGAAGGCCACGAGCAACTCGGCGGTGGCGCGGGCGTCGTCGTCGGCGGCGTGGGCGTTGTCGAGGGTGATGCCGTGGCGCCCGCAGACGTCCGACAGCTTCGACGGCAGGTGGTTGTGCCGCCGGCGCAGGAAGATGAACGGGTCGAGCACGCGGGCGCCGTCCAGCCGGAACGAGAGCCCCTCGTTCTCGAAGGCCGCGTTCACCATCGGCACGTCGAAGTGGACGGCGTTGTAGCCGGCGAGCACGACGTCGTCTGCCCCGAGGCGCTCGGCGATGCGCTGGGCGACGTCCCCGAAGAACGGGTCGCCGGCGACGTCCTGATCGCGGATGCCGTGGACGCTCGATGCCTCGGGCGGGATGGGCATGCCGGGGTTCAGCCGCAGGGTGAAGCTCCGGCCGACCTGGCCGCGGATGAGCTCGACCGCGGCGATCTCCACGACGGCGTCGCGGGCCGGGTCAATACCGGTGGTCTCGGTGTCGAAGACGAGGATGTTGGCGTCGAGGATGTTCACGATGTCGCCTCCAGGAACGCTTCCTTGAACGTGCTGGCCAACTTGACCAGCTTGTTGAGCCGACCGAGGGATTCCTCGGTGATCTCGACCGTGCCGAACCGGGAACGACACTTGAGGCACTCCCGACGTCGATGCACCTGACCTTTCCGTGCCCGCGAGTTGATGACCTTCGTGTCCCCCGCGCACGAGGGGCAGACCACGCCGGCGCTCACGGCGCGGCCACGTCCGGGCGCACCAGCGGCTCCCATGGGCTGCCCGGATCCAGGGCCGCCACCGGAACGCCGAGCGCCCTGGCGAACCGCTCGATGGCGTCGTCAGGGCCCCCGCCGGGGCGCCTCCAGGGGCGATTGCCGCCCAGGTACAGGTTGACCTGGGCCTGGGACATGGGGCGCTCCATTCGGGCGCCCAGGTCGGCCTGCGTGAGGCCGATACGGGCCATGCGCACCTTGACGCGCTTGGCGGTGGTGTCCTCGTCCGGGGGCGGTCTCTGCGTCTCGGATGTGTCCATGGCGCAGATGTTGCGGCCGGCCGGTATAAAAAACAAGCGGCCGGTTATCTTTTACCATCGACTGGCCGGCTGATACCGGGTCAGTTGTTCCCGACCGCGACGAGGGTGACCGAGACCGCGGCCGTGCTGCTGGGGTTCTCCAGCCACACGCCGGAGTCGGTTTCCAACTCGATGACGGCGAACCCTATCTGACCCTCCGACACGGGCTTGAGCGGCATCGGATCGGCGTCGTCCGCGCCCAGGCGCAGGTTCACCGCGCCGTTGAACTCGATGGCCAGGGCTTTGAGCGTGGCGATCTCGCCCAGGTCGACCTGCACGTTGGCCGACGCGGCGAGCTGCCGGACGAACGTGGCCGACGACTCCAGGGACGAGTCGACGATGGTGCGGTCCCGGTCCGCGACCAGGAGCTCGAAGGCTGTGTCGTTGGCGACCGAGACGACCGCTCGGCGCTTGTAGCTGATGGCCACGGGCTGCTCCTGGAGGTGGAAAGAAACCCTGGGGAGGGGGCTCCCCAGCGTTACCGCTCAGCGGCGGGCTGGGCCGCGCGGGCTCCCCCCGCTGGCCGCGCCACGGAGTCTCTCATCCGCACCTGCGCGACCTGGCCCGTGGATGCGTCAGCCGACGAGGACCTTCACGTCGAGGAACAGACCGGAGGGCGCGGTGCCGCCGGCCTCGATGGCGTCCACGTCCACGTCGAGGTAGTCGCCGGGGGCGACGACGATGCCGAAACCGTCGTAGGCGGCGTGGTCGGACTTCAGCACGGCGGCCAGGCGGTCGTTGTCTCCGCTGGCGTTCTCGTGCTGGATGGTGGCGTTCAGGATCGAGGACCCGTTGAGGTTCACGTCCACGTCGGTGCTGTCGTCGGCGCCGACGCCGGAGGCGGCCGTGCGGCGGAACGAGCTGATGGCCAGGATGCGGCCGGGCTCGGTGAAGTAGACGCGCTTCTTCAGCGTCGCGGCGGCGATGGTCCCGACGGCCTCGAACTCGAGGTGGCGGACGCGGGAGAGCTTGTGGACGCCGGCGGCCTCGAGATCGGAGGGGCTGGCATTCGGCGGGAGGGGGTTGTTCGCGACGCTCATGGAAAGGCTCCTACAGGGTGAAGCTGCTGACCCTTGGGCGCTTTGCCCGAACGGTCAGGGAGGCGGCGAGATCCGCCGGTTGCGAGGTCTGCTGTACCATGCCGCCGGGCGGCGTGCCAACACTCTGCGGGGGCTGTGCTGCGGGCGGGGGTTGCTCGGTCTGTGCGAACAGGCCGTCGGTGTCCATGTCTGGGGCGGGCGGCTCTCCGCCGCCGTCGCCGGCCTGCGCCGCGGCCTGGGAGAACTGGAGCCAGATGGGATTGAGGATGCAGGCGCCCGTGCCATCGGGCATAGGAGGCATGTCGTTGCGCGCGCGGAGCTGGTCGATGGTCATGTAGGCGCCGAGGCGCTTCACGTCGAGGTCGAGATCGGTCGACTCGGAGTTCTGCCGGAGGCCCTGGGCGACCACCTCGAAGTCCGGGTCGATTTGCCAGATCACGAAGCGGTTGAGTTGGGCGAAGATGAACCGGATGAGCGGCTTGAGCCCGCGCTCGCGGGACTCGGCGATCTTCTCGACCTGGTTGGCCGAGCCCATGCTGCTCTGCTGCCCGGTGTTGCCGAAGTTGAACCCGATCTCGGCCGGGTCCATGCTGTAGAGCGCGCAGGCCAGCTTCGTCAGCAGGTCCATCCACGCGCTGTATTCCATCTCGCGGTTGGTCGAGTGGAGGTTGATGAACTCCATGCCTTCGGCCGAGGTCACGGGCAGGCGGTGAGCGTTCTGCGCGCCGGTCACGAGCATCTGGAGCTCGCGCTTGAAGGCCCGCATGATCTTCTCGTTCACGACCTGGCCCTTCAGGTTCAGGATGCCGGGGATGCCGGCGCCCTGACTAAAGAATCGGCGGTTGTACTCGAAGGCGTTGAGCCAGGCCGTCACGATGGTGACGAGCATCTCCAGCTCGGAGTAGCCGTAGCCGACGAACTCAAGGTCGGAGCGCGGGTTGCGCACCGCGAAGCACAGCTCGGCCGGGCGGTACTCGTTCACGACGACCTCGTCGTAGACCTGCACCCATCGCGGCGTCTCGAAGTCGTCGTCCGGCAGGGCGTGCCCGTCCTGCGTGGTGTTCGCAATGCGGATGGTGTGAGCCGGCGCGGCCACGAAACGGGCCGGACGGAATCCTCCGCCGATTCGCGAGAGGCGCGAAGGCACGACCTCGAAGCAGAGCTGGTCGTAGGTGAGGCTGTCGCGCACGACCTTCTTCACGAACGTCGAGAAGCTGTCGCGGAGTTGCACTTGGCGCATGTCTTCGACGACGCCGCCCTGGAGGATGAACCGCTCCAGCTCCTCGATCATGCGCAGGGCGGCGCGCGAGGGCGCGGCCTTCCGGTTGCGCATGCGCACCTTGAAGCCGGGGAGGTACGGGTTCTCCTCGGGGTGGCAGAAGTCCTCAGCGTCCTCGCAGCGGCGCTTGATGATCGCCGAGATCGGGGGGGCGGCGGCCATCCGGCGCAGGGTGTTCCAGTCCAGCGACAGCGGCCGCTGGTGGAACTCCTGGTTGCCCGAGTACCAGGAGTAGGGGTCGAAGAGCAGGCTGTCTGGGGCGCGGGCGGCCGGGCCGAAGACGCGGTTGTCGCCGTCGGGCGAGGCGTCCGCGGCGGGCTCCAGGGAGTCCTTGCCGGCCTTGCTCAGGTCCCCCAGGAACCCGGCGACCCCCTCGGCGAGTGCGGACTGCCAGTTGCCCATCGGTTACGCCTTCGAGTGGTGCTTGTGGGCCATCCGGAGCGCGCCGTCGTGCTTCCCGGATGCGATGTCGCTGGCGAGCGACGGCTTGGCAGCCCCGTTGGTGATCGCGTCGGCCAGGTGTCGCCCGGCACGGCCGTCGAGCATCTCGCGCGCAGCGTCGTGCGTCGTCTTGTTGACACTGGCGCTGCGCTTGACCGCCGCGTCGAAGGCCGCGCGGGTGTGCTCCAACTTGTCCCCGCCGTCGGGCATCGCGTTCGACACCGTCCCGTGGAACCCGAACGATCTGTTTTTGGAGTGAACCCGATCGGACGGCTGGCCGGCAGCGGAGAGCCCTGCGGGGGTCGCCTTGACGATGTGATGCCCGGCCGGGTCCTTGCTGATGGTGACGTGGCCGGAGGCCGCCAGGGCCTTGTGGCTGATCGACGGCCTCGATGTGGCGACGCCGCCCTCTTCGTGGGTGTCGACGATCCTCTTCAGCTCAGCCGCGCGCTCTGGGTCCATCTCCGCCCGGCCGTGTCCGCTCGCGGCGTCTGACGCCTTGCTGGCCGCTGCTGACAGGTCGGACGCATTGTGGGCCCCTCGTCGGTGCGCGTTCAGCGCGTCGGCGTGGGCGCCGGCGGCCGCCCGGTGCGCAAGGTATTCGGCGCTCCCACGCGCCGCGGACTCCATCGCGTCTGCGTGCTCGTCGAGCTTCCTCTGGTGAAAGTCGGCCGACGTCTTGTCGACGGCGTGCCCCGTCGTGGGGGCGCCCTTCCACGGGATGGTGTGGGCGGCGTCGGCCCACTTGCCCCCGTGGGGGCCGATGAACGGGCCGCCGGACTTCGCCATCGGCGCCTCCGGCGGGCACCGGACGCCAACGACGGCCTGCTGCGCGGCTCCGGCGGCGATGTGCCCGTAGAAGGCGCCCATGCTCTTGCGCATGCCGTTCACCGCGCCTCGCTGGGCGCTGTAGGTGGTCGGCTCGGGGCTGGCCGGGGTGGTGACCTCGGCGGCAGGCTTGGAGCCCGCCACGACGGCGGGGAGGTGGCCCAGGGCGTCGCCGGTGCCATTGCTCCCGGCGAACGCGAAGCCGCGGGCCGCCACGGGCGACTCCATCGACTTGCGGAAGGCTGCGAAGGTGGGGCGCTGTTGGTCGGGGATGCCCGCCCACGCTTTGACGAGCCCGGCGACGCGGCCGGCCTGGGCCATGCCGGCGTTGAACTCGCGGGTGGAAGCGGCGTCGTTGGCCGTGGCCTCGTAGAGCCCGGCGGCCTCGCGGTGCGCGGCGGCGGCGCCCGCGTCCGGCTGTGCCGCGGCGGCGGCGA